GAGCAGCCCAAAACACAGCGGCCACTATATTACCAATAAGAGCACTGCTAGTCGCAGTAGCAACTATTGCAGCTATCGGGCCGCTTCCCGTAATAACTGGGACTAGATCAATAGTTGCGGGGTCGTTCTCTTCTTCTAGGCTGTTGGGCTCAGTAAGCCTTGTGTTGTTGATGATAACCTCATATATGCACCCCTCTTTGTGTAATTGAACCATCCTTGCAATAAAACCATCCCTGTTGGCATCAATAGCATGTAGCACATTTTTAGGTCTTCCTACGTTTAAGGAAAAATTTTGTCCGTATTCCTTTGCCAGAACCCCATGTAATCTTATATTTGTCATGCTATAGCCTTAATCCGTTCTAGTATCTTTACATCTGTTTCGGTAGTTTCGGGGGTATAAATATTTATTTTTTTAGTATTTAAACTATATATTAAAAACGGCTGGCAACAATTGTCTGCCATTTTTACATCGAACTCGGATGCTGTCTCATCTCCTACAATATGGCTATGGAAAATAGCCACCACCTCATAAGCATCTTTAAAAAGCAAATAATTTAAAGGATTAATCAAAAAGAGAGAAGATGGTGTGGCAGCGATGTTCTCTTCTTTCTGGACGATGTATTGATTTAGGGTATGATCGTAGCCTAGAAAGCCGCAAATTTCCCTATTCAAACTCTTGTGAGAAAGCTTTTTAATACAGCCCAGAGCCTCCTCTGCTTTTTTAAATTTTTCCCCCATAGCTAAATCCATCAGTTCCTGGGAATCCCCCGAATCTTGGCTGAGAAGGAGTCGGGTTACTAAGAGATGAGGTGGTGGCGTCTCGATAAGTGTTACTCACTCCCGAGAAATTGCCGCTTCCCGTTAAAGTGGTGTTGAGTCCCGTGTGGATATCGAGTAGGCCATTGCCGATACTTGGGTCTCCTGTGGTTCCATCCCACCACGCCACTAAGCTATCCTTCCCATAAAGGATAGCGGGTGTTCCTTCGGGCACTACTGTCCCTGCGGGGTCGCTCCATCCCGTGCCTCCTGTCAAAGTGCTCATAGCCCCGACACATTCGGTATATAAGCGCGGGACATAAGGGGTAGGGTTAGTAGTCACCTCTATAGGTGGGACGATGCGTTTCCGTAAAAAACGTATTTCTTGCTCCTTTAAAGCCCTATTCCAAAGCCCCCACATTCCTAGTTCTCCATTCATAGTAGAGATATTGGATGGGCCACTGCTATCATAATAGTTACTACTGTTAAAGAACTCGACCGCCCCCAACATAAAGGTTTGAGGCAAGAGTTTATCCCCCTCTGCTGGACCTGGGCTACCCCAGTTGATCCCAGTTCTGTCATTCCACGAAGCGAAGTTCCCTAGATTGTCGCGGAGCTGCTCCATGTCCCTTCGCGCCCCCTGTGCCGAGAATTGGTCGTTGTTAGTCGTTTTGCCTCCATTTACAAAAAATTCTATTATAGTGTCCTGATCGTCCCCTTCTCCATTAATAAAGTTAGCGGTTCCTGTTCGGTGCCTTATAACATATTGAGTCCATGGCTGAAGGGACGGCGTGTTGGCATTTGTCGCATCGCTTGGCGTTGTCGTCGCGTTCAAAAAATGGGTGCGCCATGCGTTGCCGCCGTCCCTAGTCGCCGTGACTTTATACCCCACATACTGAGCGATAACGTTATTATTCCTTGACCCTCCACCCCAAGTTGCGTCTCGGCCTATATTTAAATATCGAGCTGCTGGCCAGTAATTATTGTCAGCTTGAGAGGTGCTAAAAATTCCCGCTCCTCTGGGAGAATTTTGATTCATGTTTACCCACCCCACAAGAGTCCATTCTTTTCTGGGGTCTAGGGCTCCCGTAACGTCAGCTTCCGTGGTATGGAACAACCCACTATTTGCGATGTATTCTACATTACCCATACTTGTCCCTGAGAACCTTACTGTCGGGAAGGTTTTTTCTGTGTCCCCAGCTCCTCTAAAAATCAGATCATCAGCCGAGTTAAACCTTTTTTGACACGCCCCCAACTTTTTAGTGCAACCATCTTTTTGCCAAAAACTAGGGTTTTTTTCAGGATGATTCCCTGAATTATCCGCCGCTACAGACACATAAAAAGTCCTAAGGGGAATTCCGCCTTCATTGGCGCTCCCTCCCCCATACAGGGGGAGCAAGATGGTGGGACTCTCCACCCTAGCTATATTGCCTAGTTGGTAGTTTGTGTGAGCGTTCCACTTAACACTTTCATCATCAAAAAAATCTACTTGTGACATCGCCCCATCGGGATCTTCAGGAGACGTATGGTTAGGTATTACGGGGACGTTGTCCGTGGTTAGAAATGGCATCCCATCATCTCTCTCCACAGGGAGTCCTTGGTAGCGACATCCTTCCCCCCTATATTGCCAATAACAAAACTTAGCTTGGACTCCTCTAGAATTAACATCAAAGTTTTCTAAATCTAAAGGAGAATTCAATTCAAATTCTACAAATATCTTAGATTCTTGGGTCTTGCGCCCCATTATCCATTCTTCGTCTAGAAGCTCGGCTTTGCTATCTGCTATGCCGAATGGATTCCCACCGTCAAAGTTGGAGTCGTCTAAAAATTTAACCTGAACTTTTTTTCTAACCACCTTTGCATTTTTAAAGTCTTGGTAGTTTTGAAGAAAATTGGTGACAATATTATTTACGTTAGCCACTCTTATTTTGGGGCGCGGGAGTTTGCCGTCTCCCAGTATATCAAACCCTTCACTTTCTATACCAAGGGGGAGATATTTAANGCCTTGCCATTTTATTGACTTATCAAAAATAGCTCCCCCATGTATACTCAGAAACAGGCTTGGCTTGTTGATACGGTCAGGGTAGAATCTGAACAATTCTAATATGGCTGTAGGCTGTAGATCGAGCAGACTAGCTGCTGCCTTATTTCTCCCTTCTTCCGCCATATTCTCATTTACACTTTATTAATATATTATATAATAAATAGATGAAAATTAAACATATTAAAGACCCTTCGGTAGTCTGGCCCTCTTTTTATGATTATTCTGTGAACACTAAGGCTTATAGCGGCTGTGAGTTTTCCTCCCCCCACTCAAGAACAGAAAAAATAAAAGACTTTTTCAGAGACTTGGTTTCTTCTTGTGAAATATACATGGCTGAAGAATGCGGGGAGCCTTTCGGGTTTGTCTTTATTGCAGAAGAAAAAAACTTTATGGAACTGTGGTTTGCTTTTGGGATAAGTGGAAGCGAAAATTTCTCGATTACTAAATGGACGAAATGGGTTTACAATCTTTTTGACTTTCTCCTACAGCGGCATAAAAAACATTATGTTATAGCAGAAATAAGACGAGAGCACAAAGTGGAGTCTCTTAAAAAATGGATTGAAAAATATCAAAAAAGGGCGATAATATTCAATGACGAGAAAAACACTGTAGTTTGGTGTAAATCAGAGCGTATGAGTGTAATATTTAAGGTGGTCGGAACAAACAAGACCACAGAACACCTAATGGGGAAGGAAGCTTCGCTAGGACATACCCGCAAGGGACCACGCCATGTAGTGCGAGAACTTTTTTTCGAAAACGACCGTTATATTTTAGATGAAAAAAGTGTTGACTTCCTTCCAGACTGTGTTTTAATTCACGGGATGTTGTCAGACGACAAAGAAAATGTTGGAAGAGTAGCACTTGAATTTAAACCGCAAAAATGAGCAAAAAACCAGTTATTTATAGGGTATACACCCGCAAGGGTCAGTTCCACCATTGTTACAGTTCGGCCTTGGAAGGGGCATTGGGCTGGGCAATTGATTGCGCCAAAGTAGTTGGCGGCTCCGTTAGGGAGGTTGCTCCCGAGGGAGTGGAAACAGAGGTATTCTCCTGTTCTAAGGAAGCAGATGTTAGCACTACTTAAATCCCTTATAAAATCTTTAGAATTATTTTTAAATCTTAAAAACAAGAGATTCTATTATGATCTTCATCGCGAACAAAGAGAACGAGAAGATGAAATCCTCCAAGAAATTGAAAAGCTTAGGGGTAGCGGGGATGGCAATGATGCTGATCGCGCTGACCTCTTGCGGAAGCGACTCACCACCGAGCGTGAGCAATTTGAACATATATCAGCCTTCTACTCTGAGACTCAGGATGAATAGCCCCATTCAAACAAAGGATGGAACCTATACCCCCCAAACTGATGAGGTTTGGCACTCTGATGCTCGTTTTAGGAGGCTCGAAAGAGAAATTTATTCCAAATGAAACAAATAATCATCCCCTCCAAAGAGGAGGTTGAAGCCGAAATAATTAAAGCAAGAGAAATTCTTGAAAAATATGGTATTGATAACGCACACCCAGAACTCCCAGTTGACTGGACTGCATATTTTGAGCGGGCTCAGAAGCAGTTAAACAAGTCGGGTAGTCGTCAACACAGTGGGACTCTCGTATTGACTGATTGGTATCCCCTAAACAGAACCCTCTTTTTGGACAGTCATGTGCAGTTAAAGGGGTCGGTGAGAGCGGGGCATCATCTAGGATCTTCCTGTGGTTTTCGCGCTGAAGAAGATTTTGAGGGCGACTGGATTCTCAGCTGGAAACAACCAAACAAAAGGTCATTTTATAGCAACTTTGGTGCGGGGATTCGTAATATACACATACAATCACAGCACGGTCTCAACGGCGTTTGTTTTCGTGGTGCCCAACAGTCAGCGGGGGTAGACAATTTGGTGGTGCGCGGATTTGGTGAGAATGCTGTGGGGGTCAAGTTAGGGGGAGATACTTACTCTGTCCGAGATGTATTTAGTGATGCAGCTAAAGGTGGAGAGGATTCTGTTGCGAGAGAGGGGGCAGTTGCATTTGAGCTTGGTTCAAGCAGGGTTTATTCTCTTAGGTTGGAGAATATTACCTCTCATAATTGTGGAACAGGACTCCAGTGGGGGGATGCTCACCAAATAACGATTGAAAATTTTGAGACAGAGCTGACCACGCAGCCCCTTGTGTGCACATGGGATGCGAGAGGAATAAATATTAGAAACGGTTGCTTCCGTCACACAAAAAACCTTCTTAAACTAGAGAAAGTGCGTTGGCCTTCCGATTCCCGAATAAAAATCGATGGGATGATGGCAGATAACTCACCTGGGGAAATACTCCTTCCCAATGGAGATCAGGTAATCGTTCCCAAAAACTTTGATCTGGTAATTGAGGGGGACAGGACAAAAGGGTTGAGGGTGGTAGATCTTAAGAAGATGCGCGAATCTTACTTAGATAGCATTAGTGCTGGCGTAGGCATCGGCACCTCCGCGTAAATTAGTTATGAAAAAATTATTTATACTTCTCATGTTGGGGCTGGCTCCTTTGATTAAGGCCGACGAGACACGCTACAGAGCTGTTATGTCGGGGGTCACCTGAGCGGATTGCCAGAATGATGTTCGTCGAGCATTAAAAACTACATTTGAAGCTGTTAATATAAACATTATTAAAAGTGACAAGCCTCGTTTCCAAGAGGTGACCTTCACCGCTTCTGATAAAAGCATTACGAGGAGAGCCATTGAGGCAGCAATGGGAAAAGATAAAGACCGATATCAAGTTTGGAGATTAATAAAAAAGGTGGGGAAAAAATAGCGACAGCGATGAATACGTATTCACATGTAGATAATAAAAATAAGCCCTTATATTCTCTTTTATGACATAGAATGTGTAAAATTAATTTGACAATCGCTTTAAACCGTTAATAATACAAAAATATGAAGACACTATTATTTAGTCTTGCAACCATGTTGGGCGTTACCCTTGGTAACGCAGGTGTTACTATCACTAATCTCTTGGAGAGTGTTTCTCCTGAGCTTGGCGTTAACTATAGCAATTTATCGACTCATCGTGGCGTAGCCACAAGAGAAGATTCTCTTGCTTTTTCTGCCCTTGTGGGAATTCCCGTTGAGGGAGCGCATCTTTCTGTGGGTATTGACCTTCACGATGTTGATGGCGATACAGAGAAAGATTGGTCTGTTGCTTATGCTCGTCCAATTGAGATTTTTGGTCAGAGCTTGGGCGCTAGAGCGCATCTCAAGAGGATTGATTCCTCTAATGGGGGTTGGGAAGAGGTTGGTCTTGCGCTAACTTATGCCCACGATATTGCTGACCTCACGGCTACCGTGTGGCACGAAGCTGATTCGTCTGGCCCTTATGGGGTGGAAGTGATGGTTTCTCGCGATTTCGCTACTCCCGTGGCGAATCTTACTATTACTCCATTTGCGGCAGTTAATATTGCTGACGAGTATGATGGGGTAGAAGCTGGGGTCGCAGCCACCTATGAGCTTAATGATAGTCTCTCTCTCTTTGTGAAGGCGGCTTATCATGACAATGATCTTGATTCTTCTAGTGCTTATGCTTTAGAGCATGATTGGTCGGTTGGTGGAGGGGTTTCTTTCAGGTTCTAAGATAAATCTTTTAAAAACGAAATAAAAAGTCCCCCTAATGGGGGGCTTTTTTTCGTAGAAAGTGTAATTAGTTTAACATGGAACCCGAAAAGTCTATAATAAAAGAGTTTCTTGGTGGGGGGTGGCTTGTTCCTTTAATCGGGGCTGCTGCTATGTTTGCTAGGCTTCTGACTGGCACTAACCACCTTACTGTTAAGGAGCAGTTTAAAAAGATTGCAACCGCTGCAATTGCCGCAGGAATTGCTTGGTTTGTCCTAGAACAAACAGAGGTTTCATCCCTTATGAAGGCAATAACGTATGGTATAATTGGTGCAGTAAGTCCAGAAGTAATCGGAGGAATTGTTTGTTTGGCCAAAAAGTTTGAAAAGCGCCCGTTAAAATTCCTTAAAAAGAAATTTAAATAATGAATTTTAAAGGTAAAAGAGAGGTAGTAAAGGCCGTCCAAAGACTTTTGGGTGTTTCTAGTGATGGAGCAGACGGTCCAGTAACTTGGAACGCTATACTGGCCAAATTATCCACCAAGGAACCCGCGATTTCTGGGAGCAGCATACCCGAGAAGATGGTATCGTTGGCCCGTGGAGAGATTGGTGTTTCCGAGGTAGATGGAACTAATTGTGGCCCCAAGGTAGACGAATACAAGGCGGCGACATGGCTCGACGCCGATAAAGGATGGCCTTGGTGCGCGGCTTTCATCTGCTGGCTTGTAAGGGAGGCTATAGAGGGTGAGGATGTGAAATTCTCAAGACCCAGAACAGCGGGGGCATGGGACTTTGAAAACTGGGCTAAACAACAAGCCGCGAATGGAGTGGGGCTTCGCAAACCCACCAACGAGGACATTAATGCTGGAGACATTATAGTTTTTACTTTTTCTCATATCGCTATCGCTATCGCAGACGTAGATTCAAGGGGCTATGTGAAAACCATTGAGGGTAATACTAATGGAGCAGGGAGCCGAGAGGGCGGCTCAGTCTTAGAAAAAAACAGACATGTTTCTAAGATTAGAAGCAGAATAAGAATTCTGTAGATTTTTGTTGACACGGGGGGAGAACTCTCTATTGTGGGCGTTGATGAAAGAACAAGCGATTCAAGTCCGCAAACAAGATGTCCTCAGGTATGTTTTGGGGGAGTCTGGTTACCATCCCGTTGAGGTTTCCCTTGATGAAAATTATTTGCTTAATGAACGTTATGAGGCGTTTGATGCCTTTATTTATGATAGTCATTTAAAGAAGCGGATTGTCCAAGAGTTGGATTATATTAATTTTTGCAAAGAAGTTGACAAGTTGAGGCGCATGTCATTGAGCGGCGAGCTAATAAGCAAAAGAGAAATCTTCTCTATGTGTGTCGAATTACAGGAAATCGCCCCTAAGAAAGTTTTAGTTGATGACTCTCTTGATGTTTCGGAGATGCCTGTAGTTGACAANAAACAAATTAAAAAAATATTTGGCTTAGATGGGTCAACGTCTACGTTTGGCGATTTCAAAATGACCGCAGAGGATCACGCTCTAGAAGAATACGAACGAGAAAAAAAGAAACTATTCGAAGGACTTGAAGAAGAAGAGTTATAAGGGATTTAACTCTAAAAAGAAGACTCCTTTTAACAAAGCCAGCAAATTTTATAAGAAAAAATCCAGAGGACAGGGGAAATAACGGTTGAAATACCATTAAAAGTGTAAATAATATTAATAACAACTATTTAAAATGGACATTATTCTTCAATTACTTCAGGATAACCCTTGGTTTGGCGTGGTAACTAGCGCTATTGCACTTGCTTCCGCTGTGGCCGCAGCTACCCCTACCCCCACAAAGGGGAGTNTNTGGNCGAAGGTCTACGCAGTCATCGACTGGGCAGCTTTAAACATCGGAAAAGCAAANGATAGACGCTAATCCCGATACCATGCGCCTCATGAAAACCCCCATCCATTGCGGGTGGGGGTTTTTTTGCTTGCGAAGCTAACCAATTCCTCTATAATAAACCTATGATGTCAGATAAAGCGCGGGGTTTGTCGGGTTCTAAGCATGTAGCCCACACCCAAAAACTAATAGATGAATCCACAGAGAGGTATCACGGCTCTTGTTTATCTGCTGGTTTGACGATCAAGAAAGCCACCAAAAAACAAGACATCGGTCATGTTGATTTCATAATAAACGGTGAAACTGTAGATTTAAAAGGATTAAAAAACTCCACCCGAGAGGGCAAAATCCTCCTAGAGTTCTTCAATGTCCGAGGAAAGACGGGATGGTGCAATGAAAAGGGCACTCCCTTGTGGGTAGCTTTTGATTTGGGGGCTTTTTTCCTCCATGTAAAAAACATCGACCTCTACAACCTCGCAAAAGAAAAATGCGACTTAAGGGACACGGTTACCCGAGTAGATGAGTGTCTCTATAAAGGATATAGACGCAAGGGACGAAAAGATTTAATGTCTATGGTTCTTCTTAAAGATGTCTTGGAGAGCTGCGAGCATTGGTTCTTACCCTATGCTAAATACCAAATACCTATTGAAGAGGTTTAGGACGGGGGCTGAGGGTCAGGCGGGGTCCAATCAGGACCACTCATGATTTCAAGTATCTCTGCATGGGTATAGGTAGTAATCCCACTAAATACCGCAGGCCTTTCGCC